CTTAAAGGAGATCCGATTAAATCCCATGAAGGTATGATTTATGGTAGAATGTATAGAGATTGGAAAGATCGTAAGGAGATTGATTGGGAATGAAGAAAACTGAAAACTATGACCAGTTATTAGTAAGGTTCAATAAAAGAAAAGAACAACTTACTAAAGAACAAGAAACATTCAAAGAAGCACATGATAAATGGGTGGAATTGGATGAGAGATTGAGTTATTTACTGGGGTGTATAGATACTATTGTCTACTTACAAACTGGTAAATTGCCTAGTGATGGTAATCATGATGGTATGAAAGATCACAAACCAAGAGAATAATGACCTTCTTAATAGCAGTAATGTCATTTGCAAACTTTGTATTCTATCCATTGGTGATAGGATTCTTTATTGCATTGATAATAGAACAAGTTTTTAGAGCACAAGACAAAGCACCTCAAGTGCTTAGATCTATGGCAGTTAGAAAGTATTTCTGGAGACAAGCATGGTTATTTAACATAATATGGTTTGTGTGCTATGCTATATTATTATTTGTAGTAAGACCTGGACAACAAACTATGCCTGATATGATTTGGCAGGGGTAATTATGAACAATCACATTAAAAACACAAGAAAGATGTATTATAAGTATCTTTCTAAAAATGTAACTGAAGTATTAGTTCAGTTTAAGGATGAAGAACCTGCATGGATTCCTCTATCTACATATGAATCAATTCCTGGTATATCATTATCAAGTGAGGAGAGTAGGTATTGGAACGGTGAACTTGAAGGTGAAGAGTTTGAGAAGGCATTAAATAAATATGGTTATGAGTACACACAAATCCCATCACGTTATTAATCATGGCACTATCACAACAAACAATAGATTATCTACTTGAAGCAGAAGGTAGTATCAGATCAGCACTTAAATCTGCTGCGGTGAATGAAAAACCTTTAGTTATAAATCAAATATCTAAATTATTATATGATATAGATCATCTTAAGGAGTTTGAGAATTTACAAGACATTGTGGAAGATGCGATGAAAAATCGTGAAGAATCTTAAATTCTGAATAATCCTATGATTGAAAATTTTATCAAAATCGCAGATGATGTTTTAACTTCTGGCCAAAACAGATTTTTGAAAGAACTTGTTGATAGCCACAATCCAATAGAAAAACTTCCTCCTGATAAACCTGCACCAAATGGAAGGTTTTGGCAACCTCGTGCTGATGATGCAAGAAAAGATTCTCAATTTGTTTTAGATCCTTTTTGGCCACAATTATCTTCAGAAATTAATAATCAAATATATGAGAAATTACTTATTCCTTATATAGAGGAATTTTCAACTTTACAATCTGAAAATGCTTATTATTTAAATGGTTCAATTTTAATTCAAAAAACAGAACCATCAGAAGGTTATCATGCATGGCATACTGAAAATGGTTCGTGGAAACTTCGTCATAGAACTTTTGCATGGATGATATATCTTAATGATGTAGAAGAGGGTGGGGAAACTGAGTTTTTATATCAAAAAATTAGGATTAAACCAAAATCTAATATGGGACTTATTTGGCCAGGAGGATTTACTCACACCCATCGAGGAAATCCACCCTTAAGTGGAACTAAATATATTCTAACTGGATGGATAAGCGGTATTAGTAACGATATTGTGGATATAAACAGTTACCAACCTTCTAATAATTAAGAATGATTGCGACACTCTAAAGACATTATAAAGTTTATAGATAAATCATATAACTATGTTATAATATCAACACACACCACCATAGAACTATGATTAACTTAGACCAGACATATGAATCTTACTTAGATGGTAGTAAGAAGATGAGAATAGATGGTGTTGAAGAGAGAGTTAAGGCATATGGTTGGCATTGTGATGGTAATGATATTAAGGGACATTATGTGACAACAGAGAATTATCAGTTATTTTATAATATGGAAGGATTATTTACAAAGATGGTGGCACTCAGAGAACTGGCACAAACTAATGCGTGAATGAATATCTTTCTGATATAATAGGAGTATAGACAAAAATTAAATGAAAACTGCACTTGCCGTATTATTAGCATTAACTCCTGTTTCTGCACTTGCTAGTCCTGTTTATAATGACTCTCAACCAGGATATTCTAATCAAAGAAGTTGTTTCAAGACAGAATATAGAGAAGAGTATATTCCAGGTACAGAGGATAATCCTGGATATGTAAAGTCTTGGAAGGATACTGTTGAAGTTCCTTGTGAAGATGTTAATCCTGATGTTGGTTGGAGAAGACATCCATCACCACCAGAAAGACCATACTATCGTAGGCATGTAACTGTCTATGAGGATACTAATGATTGTAGTGATGGTAAGATTGCTGGTGGATTGTTAGGTGGTGGACTTGGTGCTGCAATCTCAAGAGGTGATGGACGTTGGTGGGCAATTCCATTGGGTGCAGTAGTTGGTAGTCACATTGGATGTGATCTTGCTGGAGGATAATATGCGTAAATCGTGGGAAGATAAGATTTTTCATCAAAAACTTATGAAGAAACTGGGTTATAAACCTAGAAGAAAAAAAGATTCTCATCAATGGTGGGAATCTCCTTTCATTGATTATGATACTCCTAGACAAAAGTATTATTAACTGAAGCGTTTAAATTGTATTCTTATTATATAATGATATACTGATGGCATTAAGAGTCACCTTTGAAAATACGCAAGAGATTATTCTCTCCAATACTTATCAGGGTCTTCTTTTGCCTGGTCATGGTGTTTACTACCTATTTGTAACTGGTAAATTAGGAGAGGTTACTGAAGGAGCAGGGAAAACACCACAAGAAGCAATAAATGATAGGTATGCTGGAAAATTATCTGCTAATGATAAAAATATAGAAATTGCTGCTTATTTTGTTTTTGATAAGAATCCTCATAAATTAAGACAATATGATAATACTTTAAGAGAGTATATTGATACACAGTATAAGGGAGGTGTAATTCCTTTTGGTGCATGTCATCTTGGAAATAAAATTGAAGGAAAGAATACTGAGGCATTGATTGATTTTGATGTTAATCAGCATTTACCAACACTTATTGAGTGTGTCAAATCTCATCATGGAATCTCACAACATTTTAATACAAGGAAACCATTTAAACCAAGATTTGGTCAACAGAAGGCAATAGATGAGATTGTTGATAGGTTATTAAATAAGAATAAATGTTTATTTTCTGGATATACCAGTATTGGTAAGACTATTATTAGTTTAGTATCAGTTCTTAAATATTTCAGGGAACTGGACAAAAAGGGATTTCCTAATTGGAAGAGAGGTGGATTGGTATTAGTTACCACTCCTATATCTGATACTTTAAAGTCCTTTACTGATGATTTGGATTTTGTTGATGTAGGTGCTATTAGATCGCAGAAATATAGTTATATGACTAAGAAGCATTGGGAAGATACTTCTTTAGGTGAAATAAAAAAAAGAACTGATGATGGTGAGGTAATTTTCTTATTAATTACTGCACAAGATCTATTTTATGATGATAAGAATGGTGATTCAAAAATTAGAGGTAAGTATAATATATTAAATGGTAATATTGATTTGTGGGTGAGAGATGAGGGTCATAAGTATTATCGTGGAGAGAGAACTTCTAATCTTCTTGATTGTTTAAAGGCATCTGCTGTTCTTGACCTTAGTGCTACTCCATATAATTTTCTTGATACTTATAGTAAAGATACTATAGTTAATCGTGATTTATTATGGGGATCAAATCATAGAGAATATACTGGACTTCCTGAGATTGCTATTGAATCTTATGAGACACCATTTGCAGGGTTAAGTGATAAGATTAAAGCAGTATATGATGTGGAAGAGGGATATGATCCTCGTAAATGGTTTGTTCGTGATGATAATGGTGCATATGTTTATATTGAGGATATTGTAGAAACACATGATCGTAAGTATGTTAGTGCATTTCCTAAACATAAAAATCATTTAAATGTTAATCTTTTTGATAAGAGAGTTTCATTAGATGTTCTACCTTCTGGTGAAGATGGTGATGGTGCAGCAGATAAATATCCCGATCTTGCAAAAAATCTTAACCAACGTATCAAAACAAGACACTATATTGATGCGTGGACTCTTGAGAATATGGCAAAAGATAAAAATATATCATTAGAAAAGTGTGTAGATGAACTATTAGAAAAGCATCCTGCGGTTAATATCTTAACTTGTCGTAAATTTACTACAGGTACAAATATTCCTCAAATTAGTCATATTAATCTATTTGATAAGATTTCTAGTCCTGCAGAGTTAATTCAATTAGTTGGTCGTGCTTGTCGTAAAGTTGCAGGAAAGAATCAGGTTATGTTATATAACCATTGTCCTGGTAATGAGATTGAATTGGCATTAGGAATTTCTGCAAGAAAGAGTGCGGATCTTAGTGGTGAGAGTCAAGTCGAATATTTACAATCTATTCCCTTTACTAAGTATCCTCTTAATAGTACTAAACCTACAGTTGTAACTCCTGAAGATATTATATTTCAAGTTAATGATTATTATAAGTCCAAGAGTAATCCTAGACCTAGTAGAGATAAACTCACCAGTGCTATCTTAGATGCCATAAGTGATTGGGATTTAATAGAATTATCACAGAAATATAAACCCAATCAGATAAAGACAGGTAAGAAATTAAGTGATAGTAATAAGGCGAAGGTAAAGAATATTATTAAATCTTCAGGTGGTAGTAGTTCCACTCTAACGGAACCAAAAGTGGTTCAAGTAGTTAATTTAATTGAGTCAATTTTTATTGAATCGACATGGGTAGCATATACAAATAAGAATTATGATGTAATGACACTCTTGAAGAGTTGGGAAATGAAAAAGATGTTTGATGAGGATGATTTGAATACTGTACGAGATATAATAAGTCCTTTATGTGGAGAGAATAATATTTATAAATTCTTTAATGAGTTTTTGAAAGATAAGCAAGAAGCATATAGTGTGTTGCCATTTGAAGAAGTGCATGATGATATTTTTATTGATACTCAAAGGAAGAGGGATATGGGAATCGTCTATGTTCCTATGAAACTAGCATATGAAATGGTTGACTCTGATTTTGATAAAGTATATAATAATGGTGGTAGAAACTTTCTTGTTATTAATGCTTTAAGTGGATCTATTCCTTATGCAATTAAGCAGAAATATCCTGATGTAAATATATTCTGTGCAGAATATATCCCATACTTTAAGAAACATTTGGAAGATCTTATTTCAAATTGTCAAGTTTGTGATATAAAATATAATGATAAGACCAAAAAAACTCTTGCTCTTTCCAATTTTAATCGTATGAAATTTAGTGGTGTACTTGCAAATTATCCTTATCAAAAGGATCAGAATGATCCTAAATCAAAAGCAAAGAGATGGGTGTTATGGCACTCTTTCCTTGATAAAGGATTAAATTTAAGTGGTTATAATTCTATAGTTATTCCTACCTCGGTTGTGTCTCCAGGAAAACAATGGGAGTCCATTAAGAAAAATCTAATTAAATTAGATCTTGATGTTAAAGATAATCATTTTAAGGGTATTGGTTCAACATTTTGTAGAATTATTTGGGATGAGAATTATACAGGAACAACAACGATTGTTTCTAATGAGAAGACATACAATATAGATGTATCTGATTATCCTTTTCTTCCATCTGTAGTAGATGATGTAACTTTGAGTATGTATGATAAACTTAAGGGAACTCGTAAATGGCAACGAACCACTGAATTTCATACGAGCAATATTTCTAAATGGAGAAGTGATAATGGATCTATTGAAGTTCTACATTCAACAGCAAAAACACATAAAACTAATGTATTTCATCCCAATAATAAAAAGATTAGAGTTGGTGTAAGTTTATCTGGGTATCCTAAGTTTAATGTAATGCACAACATGGCAGCAACTCAGAACATTGCATATACTGAATGTTCAACATTAGATGAAGCAAATAAATTAGCACATTATCTTAATAGTGAAGAGATACAAGATCTATTAAAACAAGATTATAGTTTCAAGTGGAATGGGTGGAATAAGTTGGAAGTAATTAAGTTGTTAGGTTAATGGTAGATAAGAATAAGCATAATATACAGTCAGGGTCTAATATTAATAGATCTGATAAACGTATAAACTCTACTGGAGAAGTATTTACTCCAATGGAATTATGTGCTGAGATGGTGAATGAAATACCAGAGTATCTTCTTAAAGATCCTAATAGTACATTTTTGGATAACTCTGCTGGATCGGGTAATTTTATAATTTCATTACAAATTAAATTAAAGGAATATCATTCTTTAGAACATATTAATAATAATATGTTATATGCAGTAGAATTGATGGAGGATAATCATAAAGAATTATGTGATCGTGTAGGAGTTTCTGTTACTCATCCTCATTATGTTTGCCATGATGCACTTAATTATGATTATAGTTTTGGTGAACCTGTAGGGGTGGAGAAATTTATGATTTAAACTGAAGCGTTTAAAGTGTATACCTAGACGAAAAGCACTAATTGTGCTATTATTTAATTAAATCTCTTACAGTTTTATACTATGAATGAACAATTAAAGAGTGATCTACTCAAGAATGAAGCAGATGAATTTTGGGCAAACTGTGAATCAAAAGCAGCAGAACTTGAGATTACTGTTGACTATTATCTGGAAGAGTTCTATATATAACGTGTATCATTATTCTTTATTAATTTAAAATCATGGATGAAAAAGACAGACGTTACAAAGTCATGACTCAAACCACTATGGGGTGGACTTTGTTTGCAGATCAAGCACAAAATCTAACTAAAGAAGAGTGTGATAAGATGTTAGATAATGCACTCAAAGCAGGTGCTAATCCTCAGTATTTAAAGGTAGTAGCAAATAATGATCCTAAGTATATTGATGAAAAAACAGGACGGTCTGTATGACTATCACATCCAATAAACCTGATATGTATGTAACATTCAGAGATCACATCCGTCATGGTAATGTATGGACTGCTGAAGTTGAATTAAGTATGCAAGATACTTTAGATGAACCAGCATATCCTTTATGGGTTGTTGTTGACGTAATAGCACCAAATAGAGAGTTAGCATATTATATTGTTAGTGTAATGTATCCAGACTACGAAACAATTAACATAGAAAATGAACCACTCTCCGAAGACGAACTATGATCCGCAAGTTGATGATTATGTTATTTGGAACCGACCAAATGGAGACATAGAAGAAGGGTGGGTATATTTTAAGGGTGATCCAATAGACAATGAAAAACGTATTAAGGATGGGTGGAACTCTGTTTCTAGATACATTACTATAGAAACTAATGTAAGAGATAAACCAGATTGTTTTTATACTTCTGGTAAACCAATGCTACATAAAAAGATTCACACATTATTATTATGTAATGAACAATGTTGGCATGAGTTAGAATATGTTAAACATAGAAGAACTAGAGAGATATTACATTATTCACAGTATGATGATGTTAATGAAGAGAATCAATTAGCAGATAAATCAGGTGTTGAAATGTATAAGGCACAAGAGGGGAGATTGCAAGATTATTAACAACATTTAAATTATTAATTGAGGAAAAATTATGTCTTTATGGCAAGATACGGAAGAAAAACAACCTAAAGTTCATGTTCTATATCCTACTATGGTATATGAAAATGATCTTATGGAGGTTGAAACAATAAATCAAGAGATTGATAATATTATTGATAAAGTTGATTTTACTTCCGATCATGAATTTACTGAAGCACATATGATGAGTGGAGGTCATCATGAGGATGATCTTATATCAACATATAAATTAGAAGTATTTTCTAATGTTTTATCAAAAAATATAAAACAATATGTGACTTCATTGAAATCATTTGAAACAAATCCTACACCCCCTAGTATGAATTATACGAGGCAATCTTGGTTTACAAAAATGAAAAAAGGTCACTATTCTAACATTCATCATCATGGATGGGCAGATCTTTCTGGTGTATATTATTATAAGACAAGTGGTGATGATGGTTCTCTTTTTATTCAAACATCTAATCCACATTTAGATACAAGTAAATTATTTTTTAAACATGGAGGTGTAACACTATTACCACCAAAAGTGGGAAGATTATATTTGTTTCCTGGATGGTTAAGGCATGGAGTACAACTTAATAAAACTGATAATACAAGAATAAGTTTATCTTTCAATATTATTTTTGATAGTAACTGAAGCGTTTAAATTGTTCCTCTAGTATAACAACAATTAAATTATTATGCGACCTTCTCAAGTTTTAAAAAGATTAAATGAACTTCGTAAAGTTTATCAGGAACAAACATTTAAGTTTACTTCTGAACAACAAAAAGAATATGATAATCTAAAAGAAGTTCGTAGAGAAAGAGTAAAGTATTTTTATGATAATGATTTGGTATTTAAAGGTAGTGGTAAAAAGGATGATACTAAATAATTAAAAACTATAGAAAGATGCCATACCACGTTAAGACTCCAAAAGCATTAGGAACTGGTGATGTTTACTGGAAAGAGAATAACACTTGGACAGAGACATATGCTGATAGAAAGCAATATGCTAATATATCAGATGCTAATGCAGTTAAAGCAACAACTGTAACTAGAGTGATTGGAGGTAAGACTATGACTTATCAACCTAAGTGGTTCGCAGATTCAACAGTAGTTACTGAATAATACAATGGCATGGTATGTAAAAGGAACTAGCAATGGTGTAACTGTGTACTATGCTGGTGAAAAACCAGTATTTACTTGGGTTCCTGTTGGATCTCCTGAAGAATCCAAGAAAGTTGCTTTTTCTAGTAAAAGTGATGCCGAAAATACATTATCTGAATTAGAATCAACTCTAAAACAAGCATATTCACCTGGAGTATTTGATAATCCAACAATGGATAAGAACTCTGTAACTATCGTAGAAGAATGAAAAGTTTCAATCAATTTCTAACAATTTGCGAGGCAATCTACGACAGAGATAAGAAATCTGACGTAGATCTTGAGGTGGGTAAAATAGGTAAAGATAGGAAGAAAACTGCACCAGAGAGACGTAGGGTTAAAAGAGTAGATGGTGGGAAGACAGTACCAGCAAAAGAGTACAAACCACGAAAAGATATAGGTAAGCAACGTCAAGCATCTACTAGAGTTCAACAACCTGAGAAGGCACGAGGAAGTGCTAGTCTATCACCTAGAGAACAGCAACGTAAAGCAGCACTAGAGAGAAGAAAAGGTAAATCTGGTGGTAGTAAAAAGGATTTAGAGAAAGCAGCATCTAAGATGTTGTCTAAGAAAACAACTAAGACAGTTGATCCTAAGTATAAAGGTCATAAACAAAGTGGTTATAGTAGAGCAGAGAGACAAAAGATTATTAGAAAAGGTGAAAGAGAGTTAGTAAAAACTAGATTACAAAATCTAGGTAAAGAGAAAGAAACTGATTTAAAGCATCCAATTACTACAACTCAAAAGTCTAAAGATAGAAAAAAGAAATAACAACTGAAGCGTTTAAAGTGTTCACCTAGTGTGAGGGATATGTGGTTCTACTGCCCCGATTAAGTTTGGGGGTTCAGGTGTAAGCGATTCCCAGTAGGTAAATTTGGGCATATAGGTGAAACCTATGTCGATGCCCCACTCCCTCACTCTCTATTAACCCTGTAAGGGTCTACAACGTGGTCTTAATTGACTTTACGTTATTCACTATGTTATACTTATTATATGATTGAATTACGTGAGCATCAACTAAGAGTCGTGAATAAAATGTCTACTCACCAAAGAGGGCAAGTGATTGTCCCTACTGGTGGTGGCAAGACTATTTGTATGATTAGTGATGCTATTTCGCAGTTAAGTAAAAAGAATCAGACCATAGTTGTTGTTGCTCCGCGTATTTTATTAGCACAACAATTATCATCTGATTTTCTTAAATTAGTACATCCAGTTAAGGTATTGCATGTTCATAGTGGTGAAACTGACCACTATTCAACAACAGATAGTAAATCAATCTTTAACTGGGTTGTAAACAACTGGAATGATAATAGAATTATATTTTCTACATATCATTCATTACATAGAATACAGGAGTCTAGTATTCCTGTAGATACAATATACTTTGACGAGGCACATAATAGTGTTCAGCAACATTTCCACCCTGCTACTAGATTTTTTGCAACTACAAATAATCGTAGGTGCTTCTTCTTTACTGCTACTCCTCGTATTAGCAATTCTAGTGAACAAGTGGGGATGAATGATGAATATGTTTATGGTAAAGTATTAGAGCAAGTACCAGCA